AGCGGCGGTTTTAGCTTCGTCAATTTTGCCTTGAATACCAGAAGCAGTAAGATCAATCTTAGTTTCCAGTTCGCTTAAAACGTAAACACCGGTATCGCTTCCTTCAGCAACGGCGGCGTTAACCTTAGTGACCCAGTAATCTGGAACGTTCTTAGCAACAATAAGTAATGTATCGCCAACTTTATATTTCTTAGGATCAGCAACAAGGGCTTCCTTCCTAGCGGCTTCAGTATCGAAGACGTAAATAGAACTCTTACCATTGACTTGGCCAATAAGCGCGTCAACGGATTCTTTTGTCGCATAATAGCCAGGCAGTTGTCCGCCTAATTTCACCGCGTTCTTAGCCGCACCTGTTTCATCAAACTTGCCTTCAACTGCGGCAATTCTAGTCTTTGCGGCTTCAAGATCCTTTGGCAATGCATAGGAAGCTAAGCTTTCTAATGTAATATCGGTAGCGCCGACAGCGGCAATCTTGTAAACTCCGCCGTCCTTCGCAAGAACAATATCACCAGTCTTGCATTTGGCCGAGCTTCCACCAACAATGGAAGTCTTGGCAATCTTGCCTTCTGAAACAGCTTCTGCATTAGAAACAAAAACCTTTGTGATTTCCGCGGTTCCAGTTTGAAGAGCGCTTAAATACTCATCAAGTGGAGTGTGGGTAGAAGCATCCGTGTAAACCCAAATTTGGTCTGCGGCAGTAACTGGATAAGTAGAACTGCCCTTTAATGCGCCAATCGGCTGAATCAGACCCTTTAAAACGTCATTAATATCAACTTTTGCCATTATAAATTACCTCCAAAATTAGTTATTTTATAATTGCACAACCATCTAAGCTAATGTCAGTGTTGGCGGACCGATAAACTTTAAATGTCTTTGCCAACCCACTAACGTTAGTCACTTCAATTGAACCCCTATCGATCATTGCGGAATTGCCGAGCCCAGATTTAATAATTGGTACGCCGGCACTTTCAACCGCCACGATGTAGAAGTATTCGCCCCTTGGGACCTTTCCAAGTCCTCTGCTACCGATGTTAGAAACGGAAGAGTAAAATGCTTTGTTTGCAAGCTTTAGAACATCTGCGCTTGTTGTAATAGCCGCGGCGTTACCCCAATACATCTTATCCCTAAAATGGAAGTTTGGAGTTGTGCCTCGTAAAGTTTTCTCTTCTCCTTCTTTTTCTCCCTGGTATGTTAATAACCAAGTGAAGCCGCCGTGATCCTCCGTAATTACAACTGGGGCGTCAAAGGTAACTGTTGTTTCAACCCAATCGCCTAATTTGACGGCCGCGGAAGCATCAACAGTGATTTCATAGTCCTTCATTCCATCGTTTGCCCTTACCTTGGTAATTTCCGTAGAACCCTTTTTGGCTTTAATGGTTATTCCAGTAATGCTAATGGTGGCACCGCTTTCAAATGTGCCGCCATTTTGGGGCTTAGCCGCGGCACTTGCATCACTTGCGTCCACATAAGACACAAGCCTCTTATTCAATAAATCTTGGATTGAATTGAAGTGGTAAGTTTCGTTTTTCTTTAAATTACCAAAATCTATTGTCGGAGTAACTTCGCCGCCTGAGGGTACAACTTTAATGAATTGACTGCTTTCATCGTCTCAGTAGAACCTTTGATTTGTGGCGGTCAATATATACCTTTTTTGCGGCTCGCCTGTTTCTGGCAACTGATCTACAAAGACCAACTGCCCTTTTACCAACTGCTCTGCTAAGGCGGCCAAAGCAGTGGTTACAGCTTTGTTTGAAATTGGATTACTGGAATCGGGATCTAAGGCGGTATCTACTCGGATACCATATCGACCGTTTCCAATAATACCATTAACTGTCATTTGCCCCCTGTGGTTCGTTTTAGAGGAGGCGGTGGCGTTGGCGTCTGTGCTAAAATTTACTTTCATAACGCCGCTCCTTAATGGCAGTTTTCGACTTTAGCAATACCATTAGCACCAACAGTTGTGATGGTATTTACTAAGCCTTCATCTGTATACGTAATGTATTTAACGCAATACGTATACGTTCCTGCGGGCATCTTTTTACTAATTGCTGATGTGAAATTTAGGGTTACATAATCAGTTGTAATGTCAGTAAAATCGAATTTAGCCACAGGCTTATTTGGATTATCCTCGCTATAAAACTGGAATAACAGGTGATCAGTTGGTTGGAAATCTTTTAAATTTCCTTGGTCATCTAGTAAAGTTATTTTCCAATTGATAGAGAAGACGTCGCCTTCATACCAACATAAGGTATTGTCTTCACTTAAGCGAGGACTATCTTTGGCTTCAATTAAATCAATTTTGCTATACATTTATTTTCCCTCCAACTCTATAACACATAAATTATACTTTAACAAAACTTGATTTCAAAATCTAAACTGAGGAATTTGAGTTTTGTGAAGAGTGTGTTAATAAAATGAAAAAAGACCCCATTAAGGGGTCTTTAGTATTAATCTTGTCTTGGTCCGAAGTATAACATATCTACATAACCATCGTTGTCGCCAGCATTATTTGGATGTCCTTCATAGAAATATAACTCGGATAATTGTTTTTGTGAGTTAATTGCTGTGGTTGTATATGTTGAAGCAGGTAAAGCCATTTGGACATAACTATCATCATTGCCAGTTGTTGAGTAGTAGCTAAGTATTGTATGCGTATCTTCATCAAATATCCACTTTAGCCAGACGTCATATGCGGTGCTAGGCTGATGCGGAACCGCTGGATTGAAGTTGGATCCGCCTACAACACGAGAAATGCCAGATTTGGTGCCGCCACCATCTGAGTAAATATTCCATAATCCGACTAATATATTCATACCTGATATTGACCAGACTTCATCAGTTGAATTAATATTATTTATATCATTACTACTACAGAATCCTAAAATTTCTGGATATGCTCCACCAGCATAGTGCAATTTAAGCCGCAATTCCTTACCAATAGTAAACGGTTGCTGACAAATTGCGGCACAAGGTGTTGGAGCAAGTATCGAATAGTTCGAAGTTAAACGATGAGTGCTTGTATCATATTCACTTGTACCATTATAATCTTCAAATGCTAATGTAGCTAAATCTATTGGATCACCACGAGAGATTTGGAGTGTTTTTGAGACAGGTGATAAAGTTGCATTATCAGCGGATGTGCATGTAATAGTAATTTCACCTGTTTGTTTAGTGGTTGTAATAGAAATTCCATCAGTAGTTTCTTTCCATGTGACTAAATTACTTGGTTGTATATCCCATGTAAAGTTGGTCTGAGAAGTGTTGCTTGGTATTAAGTCTAATTTTATTTCGGTAATTGAATTAACAAGTAATTTATCTGGAGTGATTAGGCTAAACTTAGCAAGAGGAATAATGATTTCAGGTGTAACAGTTAAAGTATAACGTGCATATGCTCCGTTAATTGTATCTTTACACCTAATCGTGCAAGTGCCTACTTGATGCGCGGTTACGACTCCTTGAGCGTTAACAGACGCAACTAAATCATCTGTGCTTTCAAATACAAGTCCTTCACCAGATGCATATGAAGGCTCTATTACAGGAATTAATGTAAATTTGCGCTTTGCGGCAATTGAGCCCGAAGTTTCGCTAAAAGTAATAGCAGTAATCGCGGTGCTCTTTACGTTCCCAGAAGATGTGCCAAACATATATGAAGTTGCAAATGATAATGATAAAGCTTCAAGTAATTTAACTGTGTTTTCTTTACCACTGCCAAAATATACTTTATCTAATCGAGTTGCTCCGCCACACATCCAGTTGTAAATGCAGTTAGCAATTAATGAATATCCTGCGTCATTAGCATGTAATCTATCTGGAACATATTTTTGGACAGAATTAGGTTCATTTGGATTATAACAAATGCCGCAATATAAATTTATATCAATACAAGGTAATTCATATCTCGTAGCCATATCAATTACGGCTTGACACAGGTCTCTTAACGTATATC